GCATCAGTAGTCAGGAACTTACCTGCGTTGCCTGTCTGAGATGGCAAGAAGCTAGCTTTAACTGCTGCTGTCAATCCGCTGCGAACGGTATCAACGCTCAAATACTGAGGGTGATCGTCGTCGGTTAAACCAGACAAGTTACCGTGATCGGTAGCAGGGTTTGCTGCCGAGCCAACTGCGGAGATCGAACGCAGATCGACAATGCTGACAAGTTGAGCGTTTACGCTATTGGCGTAGCCATCTGAAGCTTTGTAAATCAGTTTGTACAGCGGTCTAAACTCAACCGAAGGAAAACCTGTAAGGCTCAAATCAGCAAAAGCAAAAGCTTCAGCTTCGCCTAGATTATCTGTGGCAGACTGACCGATGATCGCAATAACGGGGTACGTTAAATTGTTTGTGGCCAGAATCCATGTCGTAGCGTGTTGGTTGTTGCCAACGTCCGCCGTACTCCAAACACCGCCAGACAGGGAGTTGTACTGAGGTCTGGATGTACCCTGCTTAAACGGAAAATTTGTGGGCGCATCCATGACCCACGAAGTGCCTTGCAAATGCAAGACTGGAATCTTCGCAGGGAACAACAAGTTCTGTTGATATGTACCAGCGGTAGGCGTAGCAGTCGACACAATGTCGATCTTCATGTCCTCATCAAAGAACGTACCCGACTCAATCGCAATCTGAGTAGCAGCATCGGTAGCTGAGTTGTTCAGCGTATAGCCACTAGCCAAGAAACCGTTTGCGATAGCAGCGCCGCGTGTGCGGTGCAAATACTCGTGGGTCTGCCAGTCGAGGACAACACCGTGGCGTTCGTCGCCAAAGTAGGGGGCTGCACCCGTTGTCGCGTTCCAGTACACATAAGCAGTCGGAGCTTCTGTGGAGAACGTAAAGTACCCAATTTTAGATGACAGCGTGCCGTTTGCATCGTAATAAATCGAATGCATCCCCGATGTGTTGGGGATCGTAACGGTCTGCGCGGAACTGACAACAACCTTCTTGCCTTTGCACCAAACTGTAAAGCTACTGTTTACAGGTGCAATCGTGAACGTACGGGTCGATGCATTGAAGCTAATCGTAGATGTTGTACGGTCTTCATGACCCATGGGTTCCCCGGTAACACCGGATACTTCCGCTAGATTGGTGAAGTTTGCGTCGACTTCGTTATTTGTAAGAGGCGAGCCCTTACCCGCTCGGGTAACAATATCAACCATACAACACTACTCCAAAATTTAGCTAACTGTGATCGCCCATGTAATGCTCATGGCGTCATCTGCGCCTTTGTTAACAACAGCGAACACGGTACGGCACAACATAATACCGGAGGAAGAAGCGTTGAAAACGCCAGCCTCAACAACAGCACCAGTACCTGTACCAGCGGGGAAGCTAGCTACATAAGTAACAACAGCGCCGGAGGATGTAGAAGACGACAACGCAACACGGCCCAATTCAGCGCCCAAGGCAGCGTCGTTAGTCGCAGCAGCGGTACTGTTAGAACCAATAGCCATGTGAGACATAGCGGTCGGTGTGCCAACAATGCGTGATGCAATGAAGGTTTTACCTGTCGCAACAACGAGGTTTTTAATCTCGCGGCGATCTTTGATCTGGCCATCTGGGCCAGTGATTTCGACGACTACGTCGCCAGTTACTTTGAGTTGGTCGTTTAACATGGGGGCTCCTATGAAAATGTTCGGGATTCACCGACGTAGTCTTCTGCGAAGTATGACAGATCGCAGTAGTTTTGGGAAGACAAAATACCACTGCTGGCCAAAGATACCGAGTCGGCTTTGTTCGCATTCCAAGCCCTCGTGCTGGTGTCAGCAACAAAAACCAAGTTGGTTACGTATTTTACAGCTTGGTAGGTGATATTGTCTGCTAGATCGGCGCTATCGTTCATCGCAACGCCGTCGTTAATTACGCGCCCAATGATGCGGCTCGAGAAATCAGAAAGCACAAGGCTGTCAAACACGCCTTTGTCGACAACTCTAGACAAAGAATCGGAGTGACTAAAGTCGTCTGAGAAAACTTTAAATGTGTTTCTGACCGCAAAATCAGATAGCGGGAACGAATCTACCAGCGACTTGCCAGCGTCTTTGGCCACCAAATCAGTGTGCGTAAAGCTATCAAAAAGCGCCTTAGAAGTGTCCCGAGATATGCTGTCCGGCACGTAGAACACATCTACAGAACGTTTTCCCAGATTAAATTGAGTCGCATCCACCGTGCCAGCGCTATCAATTAGTGCTTTACTAAATACTGTACGGAAGGTTTCTTGAAGGCTAACCGAGTGTGTGTACGCCAGTTGATACAGAAATGTTGGGGCGGTGTCAGATAGAGAGAATGAGCTAGCCAGAGGTTTTGTAAAACCCTTAGCTGCGGAATCACTCAGTGCAAAATTATCTGCAAGAGGGCGGCTAAAGGTAAACGAAACTTGGTGAGCAAAATCGATCGTGTCTGTAAAGCGACGGATGAACTCTAGCGTACGGATGATGAAGTCCGGCAGAGACACACTGTCAGTGTAGGCAAGTTGCGTGTCAATGCTTGCAATGTAGTCTGTCGGCCCGAACGTGTCGGTAAGCGCTTTCTGCGTCGTTCTAAACGATGCATCAGCTACAAAAACTTCTTCAGGGAAAAACTGGAACCGTCCAGATGTATCAAGGTACGCGGCAGACGCTAGCAGAATGTAGTTCAGGTTAGCCGCAGGTACTATCACCGTCACCGATGCGCCAGCAACGACAACAGAAGTAGCAGCAGCTAAAAGCGCAGCCGAAGTCTCGGCTACAGGCGCTACGATGACGACGCTTGCCCTTGCTCTTGTAACAGCCGTCGAAGCCGTTAGAGCAGTTCTGACAACCGTCACGCCCATTAGAAGTCCTCGCGCAGCTTAAACTTCAACAAGTCGTAAACAGTTTGGATGGTTCCGTCGGAAAACGTGATCTGGATTTCGCCTTCATAGTCACCGGCTTCACCCAACAACATAGCGGGAGCAGAAGCAGGGTAGAACGCAACTTGGCCGTTAACGCCGTCAGTCACAGAGCCAGTCACAGTAGCAGTCAGGTCAGCAGAACCAACGGCACGGAACTTCAGCAAAACCGTGGCACCAGTCACCACAATAGGCAACCCGGTGATCTCATCGGTGATGTTGCAGACTAGCGCAGGTTTGGTGTCGCCCTGTACGAGTTTAATTTTCTCGGCCATGTGTCACCTCAGATTTTAGGCGCTACGCCTGTTGTACCAGCCATCTCAGTTGTCAGTGCAGCTTGGAATGCTGCGTAGTGAGCCTGTGCGCGTTGAGCGTTACCAGCGTATTCGCTGTCCTTGGTGTAGGCGCGGTACAGGATGTAATCGGCCAAGACGTTGCCGTAGATGTCAGGCAAGCTGATATTACCAGTCACAGCCGTGTATAGAGCGCCGTCAGCGGGCTCCGTGATATCAGCTGGATAGGCAGAGTACACAATCTCCACAGAAGCGCCTGTAGAGGCTGCTGGTGGGTATACGTAAAACACCTTGGGGTCACGAGCATCGTACATGTAGTGCAGAATCTCAGTCACGCCTGTCAGGTTGTACCAGTTGGGGCTCTGCGTGTCCAAGATGTTACGCACGGTCATGCGAACAGAACGCTTTGTACCAGCGGTATTTCGAATCACGTCGATGAGTTTGGAGCCATTGGTAGGAACAGCTTGTTTCGCCCCAGCAACTAGAGCCACAGTGGCGTTAGTCACCATAGAGTCAGGACGGTACAAGACCACTTCACGCTGACCATCATTGAGGTAGCGCACAAGTTCAGCCACTGGCCAGCGCACAGACGTGTTGTCCTGCATTGTCTCAACGGCGCGACGAATAATGGATTGAGCTGAAATGGGCATGATTTACCTCAAGCGAAAGGACGATAGCGAACGCGCATAGAGCCACGGATTGACCCGTAGTTACCATCGATGCGAGCGGAATTGATTTGTCGTGCTACAGAGTCCATCAGTTGCTGGGCTCGAGCAAAGTTTGTAAAGGGTTGATCGGGAATCTGCATTGCACGGGCGATAGCGCCAGAGGCAACTGCATCACTCCACATGTTAAACAGGTCATCGTCCAACTGAGTTGCATTCATCGAAGGACGTAAATTAACAGCCACCACGACGGTGTATTTGCCATCAGGTGGAGGGGACAGTTTCAGCGTCAATACATTGTCAGTGCGGTCAGTAAAGAAACCGCGTGGCTTTGCTTGTGCTGTAGGCATGTCGTTGCGAGTAGCTTCGTACAAGCCGGGGGAGAGTTCTCTACCATCGATCGCAACACTCATCACACGGTCAATGTCGTGGTTTGCGGTGGGTGGGTCTAAATCGTACTGGGTTACACCAGCGACAGTTTTGAATGAATCAAGGTTCTGGCGCAGCACTAACGAAGACTCAGCAAAGTCAATCGCAGAACTGACCAAAACCTGATTCACCAAAGGCTCCGAGCAGCCGGGTAAATACGGCAAGATTCTGGAATAAAAAACGCTCAGAGGTTGCATGATGTACCTTATTCGGTAGCTTGTGTGAGGCCAACTTCTGGCTCACCGGTAACTTCAATAGATTCTAACAGTTGTGTTTTACTTTTGCGAGTTTTTGTTGTAGCAGCTTCGGCCACAGCCAAATTAGAATGCTCGTTAGTCAACAAGACGCCGCGATCGGTCAAAACCCAGTCTTGGTCTTCAAGGCGGGCAACAATGACGATTTCACCTTCAATGTAAACACGGATTTTATTGTTCAGGACTTCACCACCGAGGCGTTCCATCAGTTCAAGAGCGGTCATATTATCTCCAAGGTTTAAACAAAAAAGGGGCCCGAAGGCCCCCTCTTTATACCACTATCAGGTGGCTGAGCCAACAACAGCAGTTACCAAGGCTTCAGGTTTAGTAACCTTACGGCCATAGACAGCCAAACCGCGGACGATATCGCCGAAGTCAGTCTGGTTACGCAGGGGTTCTGTCTTGTTAATGGTCATGGCGAAAGACGTAGCAGCCTTTGTACCGGCAACCATAATACGACGGGCCTTAGCGTTGGTGACAGCGCCACCAGTAGAAGTAGCGGACAAGCCAGCGACCAATGCCTTACCTGCTTCGCCGCGTGGCAACAAGTTAGACA